CGAAATTAAGTAAATTTAGATAAATTAAAAGATGCGAACATAAAATAAATGCGTTCGCATTATACTTTATTCTTTTATACGCGTTCGCTCGCGACTATTTAAACTATAGTTAGTTATGATGGTGGAAATCCAGCAATGGGTGGCACAGGGTTGATGTTATAAAAACATGATCCTTGAAACCGTAAAAAATTGAAATCTTCAGCAATAGACATCTGAAATAATTGATTAGGCGCAGCTCCAACAACATCTGTATAGATTACAGCACCTGATGAATCATTAGTTCTATCATAAAATTGAGATTGACCAAGTAAGCCAGGAGCTTCAAACAAATGAATGCTATAATAAGGCACTTCATATTCTACACCACCGTGCATCGGATTTTGGACAATAGATCCAGCAACTGAAGGTATGACAAAATCACTTGAAAGAGTATTGGTAGAAGTTGTAGGTATATTTAATCTAGTTCTTCTATATTTAATATAAATATTGCCTATAAAACCATCACTTCGAGAAGACATCCTATATCTAATACCACCACGCATACCAAGAAAACAATGTCTCATAATGTTAAAAGTGTTAACCTCACCATTATTGTCAGTTATAGTAACAGATCTAGGTATAAGAAAGTTATTATGTGGAGGATATAGTGGTTGTTCAATAGTATTAGTGGAAGCATGTGCAATTAAAAAAGCAGCTTGATCTCTTTTGAGTAAAACTCGAAGAGATTCAATTTTCTCACCAAAATGAGCATGATAGATATTTTTGTTATTAGGAAGCATACGATTAATTATTGATGTAACACCAGATACTTTAACGACATGTTCATCTTGCATTTGTACTCTGTTAATTGGTTCGCCTTGTTCATATGCACTCTCAGCATTGATATTAGAATTTAATTCCATATTGACATGGTCCCAAGGTTCGCAGAATTCCATATCATCACTGTAGACGTAAGTATTAATATACATTGGAGCTAATGCGTCAATTTCAGTAATTGATGTAGCTGGACGTACAGTAAGTACTCCAGTACTTTGACCACGACGATTTGACTCAATTATTTCCAATGTACTATCACCAGCAATGTTAAAATATGGTCTAACACCACCTTGTGTAGTGTTAGACGAATGTACTTTTGCAAAATTTCTATGATTATTATATCCAACATGTATAGTAATACTTCGTTCTTTTTCAAGATCTAATGTAGTTATATACTGTTGATTTAAAATAGTTGGCCTATCTTTCCTATCGATAAAACTCTCTGTTGCATTTGGTTCATAAATGAACATTAACTTACCTCTGGTGAAATTTGAAGCTACAACATCAAATCTAAAACTAAGAGTACCACGCCAGTATGTATAGTTTAATGAAACTTGTGCTAATGCAGAATTCATCATCATCTGACGAGTGACTGTTGATGAAGTTTCTACAAAATGAGTGCCAAGCATAGGGGTAATTGGAATAGTTAGTAATGTAGTTTGATAAGGTATTGAAACACCATTAAAAGTTAATACATCTATTAATGAGGGTATAGATGTTATATACTTATGTGCCAAAGGATCGTGTGATCCGGAACCAAGAATATCATTCATAAGAGCGAGTTCTTGCTTAGGATCACAAGTTAATTTATAGGCAGTGTCTCTACCAACTATAGTAGCCCCATTACTAAAAGTAACTTGCTTAGCAAAAGATGGTGGAGAAACATTGATTGGTTTAGAGAAACCAAACATTAATGCAATTTGTGATATTGCAGTTGCTGCTATTTGAGTAGCCTTAGCGAATGTTGAGATAACAGGAACATCGGTTAGTTTCTCAGCAACATTGGATATAGCAGTAGCAGTTGAACTAATAGGATTAGTTAAAAATTCTGACTCTGCAGTGACAGTAATTCGAGTATTGGTTGGTGTTGATAATTCAACATCTTCCATCCACCCATATACTGTTAAAGAAAGAGCTGAGGTATCTGTAGAGGATGCTGAATGAAATTGGCCTAAAGAAGATATAAATAGATCACCCATAATACCAAAATCTTCATAAAAATCAGTGTTATCCATTACAGCTGCATCAGTTGGATTGAATAATCGTAGGGAATTTTGAGGTGATGTAAAAGGTATATCAAGTTGCACATCATCGTCTTGACCAGCATTTATAAAACATAAATTTGGACTTTGGCTAAGATAATTTTGTCTGAATTGTCGTTTTTGATTAGTAATTGGTGATAAATTCTTCAAAACCTGATAGTTACGATTGGTAAGAGGCATGGGTTGATAACTGGCTAATAATGATCCATAGTGAAATTTTGATGAAGATATACTAAATCGCAACTTCATATTTCCTCGAAAATATGCATAATGCGCTAATTTATTACGTACTGAAGGTAAGAAAGACCAAATAGCATATGGATTTAATACATAATCTACATTAGTATCCAAACTAATATTTCTAACATCTAGTAGGACAGGTCGTTTAAAGAAATCGTCTAAATAAAGCTTATCATCCAAAGCTGAAGATATTAAATTTTTTGTAGAATTTCCTAAAACTAATGCACTATTAGTATCAGAATGATTTTCCAAATCCAGAGACTCAGCTTGAACATAAGTAACTTTGAAAGCTTTTTTATTTTCATTTAATGAATCAATGGTGGATTGTTTTAGTTGTCGTGAAAGAAAATGCATATCTTCATAATAAAGTGTAGAAGTCAAGGGTCCTGTACGAAGGTCTTTCCTATTAACTAAATCTTCAAGTTTCATCTTAAAATGAGGGCTAAGTTTTGTATCATTAAAAATATCTGTGGAATCGGATTCAGCAACTACGTAAGTTCTCTCGAGGATTGAAATTATGCTAGATAAATTATCAGTAGTTGTCTGAAGAATATCAGTTGTTCTTGATAATTTATCGATAGCGCTTTCAAAATCAGCATGAGCTGCTTTACGTAGTTTTTGATGAAAAGAGGTTGCTGAATGGTTACAGCAGTGTGAAGCCATACGGTGTTCACACTTTGGGTAAATTGTAGTTTTCGCAATTCAAATTACATTCTTGTAATCACTGAATTAGGTGATTACGAACGCAAACCAACACATTTGTCTTTTGAAGTGGGTACGCCACGACAAGGCACTAATTGTGTCATAATAAGCTTAAATAAGCCTCCTTTTATAACGATGTTTCCTGTAAATATTCATCTTATGGTTTGATAAAGTGATTAAATATCCAGTATATTTGGCATCGAGTCTTATCTTTTATTAGTAAAAGATAATAAAACTAATTTTGACTATATTTATCCAATAAAGTATCCCAAGTTTTAAACAAGGGCTCTAAATCAGATATGCTGAACCTAGTCAAGTCAGCTAATTTCTCTATGATTTTGCGTCTGTAAGTATCATAGGTACTTTGTTCTTCACAATGAAAGAAAAGTTCATTGAGAGCACTAATACATGTTTGAACTATTTGTTCTTCAGGAGTAATTTCTTTTGATGGTAAGTAATAACATAAACTTTTCATAATAGAATCTTTATCTAAAGGAGCAACGATTCG